GTTCCTCCGCCGCTCATACCTCCGTCGCAAACAACTATTTTTAAAGTGTCAATTGCCATTGCTTAATCCTCTTGTTACGAATGATAAAGTGTGTGTTTCATTTCCCGTATCCGCATTGGTTGTCGTTTGATGGTCTTTCACAACAACTTCATGCATATACGTTTTGCCTGCCCGTTCTATTGTCAGCGTAAACAGTTGATTGTTGTCATTGTATTGCAAGTTTGCATTCAAAGCCTTATCGGTAATATAATTAATAAACGGATTATTGTACCCCTCAAATACTAACACAAACGATGTGGCGCTCGAAAGATTTATACTTCCAACTTTTTGACGATTGCTCATATATGGCACGGCATCTTGCGTCATAGTGTCAACAAACGTAAAACTTGTAAGTGGAACTTGCACATCACTGTAAGTAACACCCTTGTTATCTGTAAACGACACTTTAACATTGTAATCGCTATAACTTGCAATATCCGGATGCAATAAAATTGCTACGTCTATATTTATGTGCGCCATTTCACCAAACTGTGAAACAGTATGTAGTTCAGCCATTTTCGGGCGACCGAAAAACACAACCGCTTTGCGCATTTCCGTCTCGAATTGTACAGGTATTCTATAACCGCTAACGGCAATATTACTGTCCTCTATTAAATATTCAAGCAGCTTGATTTTATCGGTCTGAACATAATATTGAAGCGTAGCCTCTAATACGGCAACGTCAGCGTCTTTCGTGTAAAGCCTTTCTATATTATCAAGTGAAAACAAACAATAGGACTGCTTTAACGCCGCAAGTTTATCAGCCTCACCATTCCCCGCAAGTATCTTGGATATAATATCATTAGGGGCTATAGGGCGGTGCTTAAATGTGTAATATTCCACATTCAACACGTCGCCAAGTTTTTTTCCTTGCCATTCCTTCGGCGCGCTTTCATCCGTGATTTCAACGTTCACTTCTTCGTCTTCGAAAATACCGCATACTATTTGCAATGCCGCGTCAGAAGTTATTCTTACTTTTCTACTCATATCTTTTTTAGTCTCCTGTATCCGACTTTTCGCTCCCACAATTTTTTATTTAGCGCAAACTGTTCCGGTTTTTCTTTTCTTACGCTATTTAACGCACCAAGCTCACTATTATATTGAAAATTGTCTATAACCGCTTGCATAGCCTTTATTTTTCCGTCCGGGCTTTTTATATTTTCCAACTGCTTACATGTTGCGTAAGGAAGATATAACACCGTATTGCTTTTTAATGCTTGCGTTACTTTCGGAATGTTATTATAAAGCCCCTCTACAAGCGGTTGAAACTGGCGTACATGATTTAATACAGTTTGTACCTTACCATTTACCGAAAGCATTCCGTCGCCTGTTATAGTGCCGTTTAACGCCGACGCAAGATATTCCACAACACGCTTTTTTATTTCGCAAATTGTGAGCGTCCCATGCGGCTTTTCATTCATACTAAATTGAGGAAAAACACACGCAAGTCGGGGATTCATAAACAAATCGCGCATACGCAGTCTGTCGTTATATTGTTGCATATTTTCTCACGCTTGACAACGGCAAATATTGATATGTTTGTATCGCTTTCGGCGTATATACAATGTCTGTCGTCTGTCCCTCCGTGATTATCCATAAACCATAAAAGCGTGAATCTTGCGGCAATTCAACAATATCGCCGCAAGCAAACTTTTTGAGCGAATTTGTTTTTATCGTCAAATAAGATTTAGACACAAGCAGACCATCAAGAGGTTGCTCTGTTGCATTGTCTTGCGGTGTATTCTCTATCCAACGAAAACGCCCCACAAGCACATAGCGGTTTTTTTCAACCGTTACACTCTCGCCGTTCTTCAATTCAATAGGCATATCCGCCGTATAGCGTTTATATAGCTTGGCTTTCGGGTGCGGCGACCACATAGGATATTCAAAACTCTGTGCCATAAATTCACCTCATATTTTTTTGATTAAGTATTGACTTTCGTCTTGTGTTGGTGTATAATAGTATTGAAAACACCTTTGGTTAGTGGATAGTTGAAGGTAACGCCCCCGCTATCGTGCCCTGCCAATAGGTGTTTTTTATATTTCAAACACATTGCCGTCAGGAGTAAAAACACGATGCATTTTATAGCGGTTTTCCACTGTTTTAACGACGGTCACAGCCATTACTCCATCTTTATCACCTATCAGGACACGCGCCGCAAACGTAACTGAGGCGTACCCACGTGCTTTGTGATTATTGTGACGCGATATTTCTATCCCATGTTTTATGACTGAGGGAACAGCGGTAATTGCGGCTATTTCAGCAACGTTTTTTATATAAGCTGCTGATTTTTTAATTTGAGTACCAACTTGCACTTTGCCAAAACCTTTACGTTCTACTATTCCGTTGTTTTTCGCAAGGCGCACTTGTAACGCTGTAATTGCCGTTTGGCGGTCGGTAGTCATATTGCCTTTGGTTATAACCGCAACAACCTTTGTTTTTGCGATTTTGTCTTTATTTGCTTGCACCTGCTGTTTTATTGTCGTTTTATCACTCTCGGTAGCGAAATTCTTAGTGTCTTTACCACTCGCCGCATCGAAGTCCGCCTTCTTAAATTTGCCGCTCGTTTGCATTGCCTCACACAACGACTGCCCGTCGGCTATAAATACCTTTCGCCCGCATATAGTACGCCACACACCTTTTTTGTCGCTCACCATTATTGCCCTCCTAATACGCCGATAAATCCATACGGTATTCCCCAATAGCATTTGGGTCGAGCAAGTAATTCACACGCAACCAAATAAGGACCTCGTCGTGTAGCCAATAACCCGCAGACATATCAGCATCGTTATCGCGAATTCTCCCGTTTTCACTGTTCACAATCATTTTCGGGGTCTTCTTCGCGTCGACGAAATCGGTAATAAATTCGGCTTGCTTAGCAAGCATACGTTCGAATTCGAACCGCCCCTCTCTCGGCGTTTTCACTCGTCCGAAAAGACTCTTTGCTATGCGATAGCACATGAGGTTGTATTTGGTCTGCGCCATAACAGCTATGTAGCTGTAAATGTGGTCGGTCGTTGTCCAAAGCAGTTTTTTTATTTCGTTAGGCTCGCAGTCAATGCCGTAATGCGAGAGCGCCGCTTCCGTCAAATAATAACGGTGGTCGTCTTTGTCGTATCGCATTCTTTCCGTATCGCACGGATAAATCGCGTTGGTTGGCATATCGTCGTAAAACGGTATAACGAGCTTATCGTTGTTTACTTTCTCATACATGCTTTTATTCCTCGCGTGAAATTATTCTACTGCCGCTCGACCACTTTTCATTACTATCGCGGTTATTATAGCCTGGCAACGTTCGAACGGTAACGTCGCGTTGACTCTCCACGTCTAAACCTTGTCTCTTAGCAATTTCAAGCCTTTGCCCAACGTTCTTCGGCTTTATTTTTTTATCCGGGTCGGTTAACTTATCGGCTTTTTGTTTCCATTTTGCCGTGTCTTCATCAGTCGCCATTTGAACTACTGCAAGCGTATTGTAAAGTTTGTGACTTTGATAATGTTCTACAGGCACAACAACCACGTCGCCCGCGCGGTATCCCTTATCGGTTTCGTAGTCGTATAACTTTCCGTGCGCAGAGCCGTGTCCATACGAAACGCTTATAATTCTACTCGACATGCCCTGCACCTCCGTGCCTACTCGTTTTCGTCTTCTCCGTTCATGTTCTCGGCTTGCTCTTCTTTGCGCGCGGCGTCTTTATCGTCGCCACTTATACCGTCAAAGTGCTCGCTCCACCGATTAGCTATTGCCCACGCCTCGCTTGTCGTTGCTTTGTTTCCGTTTTTGATTTCATCAATGCAAGCGCGTATGTCTTCGCGTTCGGGGCGTTCTGCGGCGAGTTGCTCCATTTCATCAAGCGTATATCCTATGTCGTCAAGCGCTCTTTGCGCGCTCGACATAAGGCGGTCGTTCAACCGCGACATATAGCGGTCAATATTATTGTTCATATTGTTTACCTCCGATTTTGTTATAACGAAAGCAATGGGAGCGGTGTTGTCCGCTCCCGTTGTTCCGTTTTTGTCTTTTACGCCGCAACGTACTTTTTCGCAAGCGCTTTTTTCGTGTTTCTAATACGTCCGCCGCAAACGGTCATAATTGATATAAGCGTGCTATTGTGTTCGATAGCGTCATACGGCACAAGCCCGATAAAACGCGCAACGTTAATAATCGAAAGTGTCTTATGGTCGTAAAGAATATACTCAATGTCGCTCCAATCCCACTCTTTCTTTTTCTCGTCATAATCGGCGTCGGTAGAAGTCAACCCGACAAGCGCGGAATTATCCTGTCCCACAGCGTTAGACGTGAACACTTTGACTTTACCGCTAAAAAGCGTGCCCGCGAACACCTGCCCAAGCGTCGCCGCTTCGGTCGGACTCGCGGCAACAAAATAGTTACGACTCCCTATGTATTTGAGGAATACCGCGTCGGTATCTTCGCTCACAATAAGAGTATCGGGGTCGGCACCCGCTTTGCGAAGCGTTGCGCGGTCGTCGATTATATTGTTTATAATTGTGTCTTTCGTGCTACGCACGGTGTTCGCCGATGCGGGTGCGCCTACGTCGGTAGCGTCGGGCGAACCTCCGCCGTTTATAAGATACGACAAATAACGTAACTCCTTAATTTCGTCGTAGCTCTCGGAAGCGAGCGCCACCAAGTCGGCGGTTCTGCCGCTTACACGCGCCTTATCAATCGGCTCGCTTACAATTTCCCCTACTTTCAACACGTCGTTGCACTTGATTTCGATAAACTCTCCGTCAGTGCGCGTAGGCACTACGCGGAACGCATCTTTGTCGGTCGCTTTGGTAAGCGTAACCTTGATTTTTTCGAGCCTACGAATGAACGCCACCGCAAATCGATTGTCTACCATGAGACTCTCAACGTCGGTCGCATAAGTCACGCCGGGAAGCATAACTTTATTGCGAAATAAATTCGGTTCGAGCATAGCGATAATGCCGCCATCTACCGTTGCGCCGCTCGTGGGCGCGTTCGTGCCGGGATTCCAGTTTTGGAATGCGTCACCCAAAGTAATTGCCATAGTTTTTAAACTCCTTTATATAAAAATTTTATTCCAACCCCGCCTTTTTCCGTGCTTCTCTAACTTTTCTCTCAAAATCGTTTAACACGGGCGGATTGTTGGGAGTTGGCGCCGTTTTATCCGCAAGCGGTTGTGCCTTTCCAAGCACCACGCGACCGCTCGACGCGCCCCATTCGGGATATTGCGCGACAAAATCGCTCACTTTGTCGAAGTGCGCACCTTCGGCAATAAACAGCTTTTTTGCCGCTTCGATTCGCTCGGGTTGAATACCCGCTCTAAGTAGCGCGTTCTCGGCTTTAAGCTCTATAACGTTTGCCGTGTCTTGCGCCTCTTTATTGTCCGTACTCGGCGACGGCTCTGTTGTTTCCTCTTTATGAGTCAACCGTGTGACTACGCTTGCCGCAAGTTCTTTTATGTCAGGCGTATCGCCATTCATAACAGTCGCCTTAACAGCAGCTTTAACTTCGGCATCCTCAAAAGCGTTGTAACGGTCGGGCAACCCACGTTTAGCCGTTTTTGATATGCTACGCAACGCCTCGTTATATTGCTCAAATTGTTGTGCAGTCATTTCTCTCGTCGGCTCTTGCGCTTCGTTCGTCTTACCTTGCTGTGCCGTGTTCGTCGGTTCTACGGAGGGGTTTTCCGTAGTTTTGGGCGTTACTTGCGACTCGACAATCGCGCTCGTTTCGCCTTGCATAATTTCCCCCTTTGCGATTTGTTGCTGAACTTGTCCGTTCATTAAATTTGTTCCTCCTTTAACGTCTGAGTGACTGGTTTGTATATCCAACCTTTGTTGAACGCGCTTTTCAAATTCCGACTTATAATAGTCGTCCTGTAAAAGTTCGTCAAAGGTCAAAATACCGTCTATTATTTCGGTTTCGTAATCGTCTTGCTCTTCTTCGTCAAATACGATTTCCATAACTACCTCCGTATATTTTTGAAAAGATATTGACTTTTCGCCAATTATGGCGTATAATATCATTGGTAAGCTGTTAGTGCTGTTGGTAATTGAAGTTTCGCGCCCATTGCCGTTTCAGTTACTAACGACGTAAGCATAGTCAAAGGACATAATGCTACCGAACCCCACTGATTTACTCGGTGGGGTTTATATTTTGAATGCTTCGCCAGAGTGTGTATAAACTCTATGAATTTTATAACGATTGTTTTTCGTTTGAGCTATCGTTACCGCAACCACACCCGTCCTATGACCGATTTTTACATTAAAGGTCAAAATACCGTCGGTAATTTCCGTATTCATTATTGCCTCCGCAAAAACTTTTTTTCGGAATAGGTGTTGACTTTCGTCTTGGTTTGGTGTATACTAATATTAACGTAGGGCTTTGATATAAGAAAATTCGCCGGCGCAAGCTATATCCGAGGATGAGGGGATTCCCCGCAAGGGGTTGGCGTCCCTCCAAAGTCCAAATATAACCGTCACTATCTTGTGGCGGTTATTTATTTTGTTTAGACTTTCGCCTTTTGAACCCCGTCAATACATAGGTCACCTTTTCCCCTTTATAACTCCGCCCTATTACTAAATGTGTTTTAGTGGGGCGATAGTCTATTTCTATATCGCCTTTCGTGTTGCCGCCGTCCGTCGCGTCGCCATTTTCTATGGCTTCGGTAATGTTGTTGAGAAGCTCCGCGATATGGGCTTTGATTTGCTGAACCGTTTTCCCTTGCTTGGCAAGTTCTTTCGTCCTATCGATAATCAAATGTTTTAGCCCCACCCTATCGTTGCCCCAAATATAATCGACGCCGATTTCATTGTTGTGGTATGTCATGGTTGCGGCGGATTTAACGTGTCCTTTTCTTTCCATTAGCAACATTTTAAGTGCCGCTTTGCCTTTCGCGCCTTTTAATTCTTCGCCATACAGTTTTTTCAACTGCTCCGGCGGCGGCAAACTCCCGTTGTCAGGGTCGGGCTTATCGCTATTTTTCGGCAATCTAATTTCGTCGCCTTCTATGTCGCCGCTATATAACTCATCGTCTGGAACGCGCATTGACACGCTTGGTGTGCGAACGCTTACGGCTTGGGATTTGGTTTTTGTTTTACCACTTGCCGCTTTAATGTCCGACTTGCTGAATTTGCCGCTTGCTTGCATTGCTTCTCGAAGCGTTTGTCCTTCGGCAATAAAAACTCTACGACCGCATATCGTGCGCCATACCCCTTTTTGCTCATTCATCGGCTTGTTCCTCGCTGTCGGAGTCTTCCGAGTCTTGCAAGCCCTTTTCCGCGCCCACAGCGTCGGCAGTAGACTGTTCGGCTTCTGTAATCACAACGCTTTCTTCCGGTGGTTTCGTAGGGTCTACAACCTGAATATTGCCGCCCGCCTTTTCGGCATAAATAAGGTTCGTTTCCTTGTAAATCGCATCGTCCGACCAATCGGGGTGCTGTTCGCGCACCGCCGCAAATATGCTCATAAGGTTAGACGCTACTTTGCGTGAAAGCACTTCGCTAACTTCTTCGGGCGTATCAACGATATACTTTCGAAATGCCGCCTTTATGCCGTGATATTCTTCCGCAACGATTGCGCTCTCGCCTGTCACAGTGTCCGTCGCCGTAATGCTACCGTTTATGTAATCCTCATATTGCAAAAGAACGGAGAACAATTTTTCGAGGTAACGTTCGTAGTCGGCGGCAACTGTGTTGCGTGTCCGAATACTATTGCGTTCCTTAGCGTTTTGCGTTGCTTCGGCTTCCACATGTCCGGATAGTTGCAAGCCGAGTGTCGCTGCATTTATTCCAACTTTGTTAAGCGCGATATTTATTTGAAACTTTGCGGCTTCCACAAACTCTGTTGTGTTCAGTTTGGCTTGTATTTGTTGTAACAGCTTTTCGGGTTCTTTTACGTTTTGCGGCAAAAGAAACGAGTGTCGCCTTGTACTGAATGCGGCAGTGTCTTTGTCGCCCGTAATGTCTGACGGTATCATTTGGCTGTCAATCAATAGAAATGGGAACGATTTTCGCACCGTGTCAACACAGTTGGATAAAATTTCATCGAGCGCACCCGACACACTTTCCAAACCGAACACAACGCCGTAAGGTCGGGCATTATCGTACACGCTTGCGCCTTGCGTATTATTCAATGTGTTCGGCAAATACACGAGTGGCATATCCGCAAGCGGAAGCACTGCGTTTTCTTTCACTCCGTATTCTTTGAAAATTTGATTTTTCAGTCGCTCGTCGTTTATGTAATTTGTCCCGTCAAATATGCGATGGCGTTGCATTATACCGTCGTCGCAGTATCGTGCAACGCCTCCTTGCTTTATAGGCTTTTTACGGCGCGTATACACGGTATGCAATTCGTAAGGCTGAGGCTCGTTATTAACTATAACTTGCCGTTTTATCGTATATTCCACAATGCGATTGCTCTTGCGTTTCACAATCAGCCGTTCAGCGGGCACAAATTCGATAAGCGGCAAATTTGATATTTCAGGGTCGAAATGAATATGCCATGCACCGTCGCCGAGTCCGAGCGTTTCGATTATGCTTGACTTTAACAATACGGTATCAAACTCGTTTTCATCAAGTATAGGTTTCAATCTTTCGACTATCTTAGGAGGAACGCTATCGTCAAAATCATAACCTCCGCCGCATACAAGTTTCGCTATACTTTCGCAAATCATCGGTATTATGCCGAAGAACTCTTCTGCGTTTTCAGTGAACTCATCTCCGTAATAAAACGACCTTTTAAGCTCAAACATTTTGTATGCGTCGGGCAAGTATTGTGCGGCTTCATACCGATACCAATATTTAATTACCGTAGGGTCGTTTGACAAAAGCGCTCGGTATTTAGCCGTATTAAAAGCCCAAAATGCGCCTTGATTGTATAGCTTTGTTTTGTTCGCCTTTATCAAGTCCATTTGATATGGGGTTTTGATTTCATCCATTGCGTTTCCCTCGCGTTTTAAAAATTGCCGAGCACCGTCAGCTTCTTTTCTCTCTCATAGTCAATCGGCTTTCTAATTACGCGGTCTTTTGTCCAGTCCTCTTTAACAACAGTCCACCCTTTTGCTTTATAGCCCGCGCTCTCATAGTCTTCCTCGAATATAACCGTTCGAATTTTGCCTGTCGAGTCTTGAATACAAATGCGACTTTCGCACGATACTTGTTCAGCCATTGCTATTATCTCCTATTATAAGTCCGTCGTCTACCGTCTCGCTTTCATAATCGGCAACGGCAGTAGAAGCAACGGCATCGTTAACCTTTTTATCGGGTGCGGTGTTTTTCCCTTTTTTGCCGCTACTCGTATTGCTCTTATTCGCGTCGGAGAGCGCTTTCGCAATGCGTGCGTCTATATCTGCTTTTAATTTTTCGACAGTTGCGGTCTCTCGCCATCCGCTTGCCAAGTACTCCGCTATTCGATAATCGTCGTCGTCAACAACTGTTATAAGTACGCCTTTTGTAAATGTTTTCATTGCGTGCTCTCCGTCTCCTTTTCGGGTATTTTCTTTTGTGTTAGCGTTTTTAACGCTGTTTCCTTTTGTTTTGCTAATGCTTCGGTTATACTACGAATACTTAAAGAAATCGCCGTCACTGTTTGCCCGAGCAGTTTTTCAACGTACGCTATTTCGAACTCGGATTGTGTCATAGACGGCGCGCTATCATGCTTGTGCATTTCACACACGTTTATAATCCCTTTGCGTATTTCGTCAAAATAGCGATTCAACCGTGCGCCCGCTTTGCCCGAAAGCCTGAACGGTTTGTGGGCGGTGTTTTTCTTTGTCATTGTTCGGTATGCCTCCTAACTGAATTTAATTTTATTATTGTCGCGTTCGCGCCTATCGGCAAGTATTTGCCTTATTCGCCATAGTATCAAATACGAAAAGCAGTCGGCGTAATCTTGCCATATATCCTTTTGGTCGAGTTCCGACCCGTCTTTGTCTTGCAAAATTTGCCTGTGCGCTTTGAGCATTTGTTCGTCGCACCACACAACGCGGCTTTGCGGATATTGCTTGCTCGGCATCATAAGCTGACACTTAACCGCCGCGCGCGCCACAAGGTCGGAGCATAAATATTTGTCGGACTTTACGCACCCAAGTACGCCGATTTTGCCGCGCCACCTGCTATGATTTTGCCAAGTGCTAACAAGTTTGTAGTCCGCTTTGTCAATAAGTATCGCCTTGAATTTGCCGTAGAATTTAAGCCAATACGGGTATAGCCACGCCTCCGCTTCGTCGATAATGTCGCGGTGTTCTATGCTCGCTATTTTCTTTGAGGCTATTGCCACGACGCGGTGGTATTGCCTTGTATACCCTCCAAGCGCGACTATCGTGTGCGATTTGCTCGTATCGTCTCCGTTGACGCTTGCGCCCACGTCCACCGTTGCCACGATTTCCTCAAACGCGTTTATGTTCAAATCGTCGAGGTTGTAAAGTGTCGCGTCGCCGAGTAGCGGCGCATACATTGCTCCCTCCGAAAAGCCGCGACAACCAAGTATCTTGGAATAGTAATAGAAACTGCCGACAGGATAACTCCGCACAAGCCTTTCGGTCTGTTCGGCAGTTTTATGCGGGCAATCGTCTTGCAAATTAAAATGATAGTAATGCTCGTCCGCTCTATCCTCCACCATTTCGTCGAGTTCGATTTTAGGCACCGTATCACGGAACATAACGGTTGCGTGATTTACAAGTTCGCCATAAAACTCTTGCGTCGGATTGCCGCCGTTCGTGGTAGTAATAAGCCAACCGGGATAGGAAAGACGCTGAACGCGCCCGTATGCTTCGCGCCACACATCGGGGTGCAGAACGGAAAGCTCGTCAAGCAAAATGCCGCCTAAGTCAAGCGAAAGAATATTTGCGTAACTCGTTTTGTTATCCGCACCCGCTATGTACACAATTTTAATCCCTGTTTTGGCGTTGATACAAAAGTGCGAACCTGCGGCATTTTTGTTTCCGTCGCTATATTCCGTGCATAGTCCTCTGTGTATATTATAGAGGCTGTCCGCCTTATCCACAAAATTTCGTTTGGCAAGCACGGACGACACGCCTATAATTGCAAATTGATTGACGTTTGCGGGTGCGTTCATTATGCGGTCGAAAAATACCAACCCCGCAACAAGGGTTTTGCTCGTCCCCATACTGCCGCATAGGTGCAACACACGCGCTTTATCGGAAAATATGGCGCGCATTTTATCCGTCCATATTACCTCGTCGAAAGTCATTTGTCTTTCCCTTTGATTGCCGCTGCCGCTTTTTCGTATGCGATACGTATTTCGTCGCTGTTTTCGATATTGACCTTTTCAGTGGGTTTTTCGCCTATTGTATCGCGAATAACTTCATAAGCTTTGACATTACCTTTCAATGCTTGCTTTATAAGCGCAATGCTGGTTGCCTCGCTTCCGTCCATTTTCGTTCCATCGACGTCGTAATCAAGACTTAAAAGCTCTTGCAACGTATCTCTCAACGCTCTTTTTTCACGACGGGCTTCACCGCTGTTTTTACCGCCTTTGCTTGTTATTTGCCGCAGTTCTTCCGCTGTTCGTTCATTAAACGGTTTACCTTTGGGAATTATTTTCTTCTTGTCGGGCATTATTATAACCTCTTTTTGCTATAAAAAAAGCAAGGCGTTATGTTCCTTGCTTTAAATGTATCGTTGTTTTTTAATTAACTATCACATAGTTTCATTATCTATATCAAAATCCAAACCAAAATCTCCTATGTTTGCATCATTTTCCAAACAACTATCTTCCAAACAAATAAGGTCATTTTTCAATGCTGTTAGAACAATACTAATTCCCAACAAAACGCCTTTATTGAAATCACTTGTTTCCATACTTTGGTAATCCTGAATATAATCTTCTCTTACTCTTTTAACAGTATGTTTTATAATTTCTTTAATCTTCACTATGATGTCCTCGTTTTTCAAATTATAAACTATTCGTTGTCTTCATCGATATATATACCGAGAATTTCATTTTGCTTACCACGAATTTCAAAAAAATCTGCATCTGGATTTTTTTGTACATAATCGTATAATTCTTTGCAATTTTCTTCCGAATCTTCTTGCTCTACAATCAATGCGAACATAGTGCTAACATAGCTCGCCTCTTCAAGTTTATCTTTCAAAACTCGCGCGAGCGCTTTCTCATATTTTCCAAGTTCTCTTTCTTTCATTTCAAATCATTCCGCATAAGACAACTAATAAGCCACTCATTACCAACAATAGGAACTTTAAACGTGCAAATGATTTTTTTATTTATCCGCAGGTAAATCCTATGTCCGCCGCAACATCGTCTGCAGGGTCTTTATCCTCAAACGATTTTTGGATATATTCCATATCGTTCTTTATGAGCTTTTTTGCCTGTTCCGCCGAATAATGCCAGCTCGAAAGTTCTAAGCACTTTTGAATATCCGCGACATACTCTTCGATATTCGCATAGTCCTTAAACTTGCAACAGCCTTTTACAAAATCTTTTTCATCGTTTGTCATGTCGTATACTCCTATTTCATGGATTTGTCGCGGCTGTTCTTTGCCGCGTCATAGTCTTTGCTTGCCGATACTCTCGCAAAAAAATCTTCTGCACTTTCGCTTGTCATTTTGCCTGTATATTTGTAAAATATAATCGGTTCGCGCGCGTCTCGCTCTTCCGTCCACCCGTCGGGCGCATATTCGTCGTTCCACTCGCACCAACTCACAGGCTCAAAACCGCATTTGGTATAAAAGCTGTGGTTGCCCGAATACGAGTCGAGCTTTTTACCGCCGTTTTCTACCGCCATAGCAAGCAAATCGCGTCCTCGCGTTTCGCGGTCGTTACCGTTCTTGCAAACGCTTACAATGTCGCCGTCTTGTGTCACCGCAACGGTGCTACCGCCTTTTGTGGTATGTAACTTTGCGCCGGGATAGTCTTGGTCGAGTTCTTCTTGCGTGTGCGCCGTTACGCGCCACGCTTTTTCGGCGGGGACAGTTTCCTTTGCTTTTTTCACAGCCGCAGAAAATTCTTTTGAACTTTTCCCGCCGTACTTTGTCGGTGTATCGCTTTTCGGTGCTGATTTAGCAGATTCGGACTTTGCGCTGTCTATATCTGACTTTTTGAATTTTCCGCTCTCGCGCATTGCGTCAGTAAGGCTTTGCCCTTTGCGAATAAAAATACGTCTGCCGCAAATAGTGCGCCATACCCCGTCTTTATCTTTACCGTCCGCCATAGTGTCTCCCATACAAAAGACACTACCTTATTTTACCATAGCGCGTCGGCTATGTCAAGGTAGTGCCCTAAATTTCAACACTACCATTATAACATATTAAAACAGCAAAAAAGTCGTGGACTTTATATAATTTTTAATAAGTTGAACTGTAACGCTATCATCGTTGCATATGTAAGCACGTCAGTTAGCCAATCAAAGAATGCCGAACGCTCTATAAATAGCTTTTCGCAAATTCTTTTCTCCTTAATTTTTTCAAAATATTTTAACCGTATTAAAGTATCTTTTCCCGTATTACGAAAATGATTTAAAGTCTCTTCAATAACTCTGCACCACAACACGGTTTCATTTCCTTCAACTGCCATTATCGCCTTGCTTTCCGTAGGATTGCCCACATCGGGTCCACCGCCCACAGCTCCGTACTTAGCCGTTAATCCGCGTTCGGAAAGCTCAACAATATCTGCCGCAGCAAGCTCTTTATTACGTTTATAATCGTAAAGCGCCCGCTCAACTCGGCGACGAAGTTTTCTGTCAAGCATTATCTGTCTCCTTGTTTTTCTTTCTTCTCACTTTTTCGCACTCTCCGCTACACTTCTCTTTTTCGCAGCTAAGGCACACAACACGGTGCTTTTCGTCAATAGCTCGTATATGCGTTCTTTCCGTAAGCGCATAGGTAACATATAAAAAATTCTGTTTAAATCTATTTGGCTTTATTTTCATATTACCTCTTCCTCTCGCGTTTTCTTCGGGAATAGGCGAAATGTCGGGCTTGTACTTTTCCGGACAATGCCGTTTTAATGCTCTCGCTCGCTATTCTGTTAGGCTTAACTTCCATAGCTCACCTCATTATGTAATCGTCTATCGTTTTTATTGCCGCGTCGGCACCATAGCACACTTCCGCTCTGTAACCGTTCTTTCGAAGCAACGCAAGCCATTCATCTTGCTCGAGAGAGGTGCGGTTCTTGCCCACCTTCATTTCGATAAAAAGCCCGTGATACCCTTGCTTTGGAATGGGAATAAAGAGGTCCGGCACACCCGCGCTCACACCTTCGGCTTTGAGTTTTGCCGCTTCCGCTTTGTTTCTACTGCCGCCGTTGGGAATAGCAAACACGGGATAGCGACGAATTTTGCAGTAGTCTATTACGGCGCATTGCTCGGAGTGTTCGCTCACAAGCGCGCGGGTAATGTGCTTTACTTGCATGTTTTGTAGGTTCATGCTTTAAGTTCCTCTATATAACACCATGACTGCGGCGCATGTTTGATTTCAAACCTTTTCGCCCACGCCGCATAATGACAGTGAGTATTCGGGTATAACGCATAAAGCCACTGCTCCTCCGTCATATATCCTGCTTTCCTAAACTCGCCCAATTCTCTCGGCGTATCGTAGATTTTGAGGTCGGATATATGCCAGCCGTAGCCACGTTCGGCTATTGATATTTCTTTGTTCTTTCTAAGTAGATATTTCTCTAATTTGTTTTCGGACAGACAAGTATCTTGAATGTTAAAATCAAAATTCCACCAATAAGCGTCAAATGTGTTATACGGCTCAATTTCATAAATCCTATCGCACACGAACTCACCGATAACCTTTGTAGGTATCAACTCTACTTGACTATCGCCGTATTCGTCTATGTAGTAATGTTTCTTTGTGTCTTTCGTACAGTAGATATAGCACTTAAATGGCACATCGCATTTCGGCGCAGTCTTGCGCACCTCTATCGTTTTACGACCGCTTGCTATAAGCTCGCACCATTTCGGCTGAATTGATATTAAAACTGATTTATTCATTGCTCTACCCTTATCCCTGTAATTTCAAAAAACTTGTCCGCATCGAAATTCGGAATCTGCTTTATAATCTCGCGGTTCTCTTGCGTCATTTTCTCCCACCACTTTACGCAAACTTTTTTATAGTCGTACCTCTTCAAATAGCCGCCGATAAGTTCCTTAGCTTTATCCTGCGCTTTCTCCTCTTCCGTATAATAAATCCATTCGGTTAAAATAAAAGGCGAGGAAGTTAGAGCGCAATAATATTTACTGCTGTAAAACTCTCGAACTGTCATGTCTGAAATTTTATCAAAAATATGACACTTGTTTTCTTGCGTGTTAAAAAATCCGCTGTTGCAATCTCCTGTGTTGCAGTTGCCCGTGTTGCGGTTGCCCGTGTTGCGGTTGCCCGTGTTGCAGTCGCCTGTGTTCCAGTCGCCCGTGTTGCAGTCGCCTGTGTTGCAGTTGCCCGTGTTCCAGTCGCCCGTGTTGCGGTCGCCTGTGTTCCAGTCGCCTGTGTTGCAGTTGCCCGTGTTGCGGTTGCCCGTGTTGCTTATCTTTAAAACTTCTTCCTTAGTAAGCATTCGAACAACACGCAACTTATTTGTACAGCTTTTCCTCATGTCCTCATGATTTATAAAATCGCCAAGTATTTCCACTTCGCATATAACGCTGTCGCGCAAATTGTAATACTCGTTTATATCGTTAAGCTGCCAACAAAAGTGGATACCATTTTTGCAAAGTTTGAGTTCTCCGCTAACTTCGGCTATTTCACCCACACGAAACACCATATCCCGACAAACCAATTCGTTATTATCGTTTACTTTAAATCCTTTATAAGCTGTTTTGTTTTTCATTTTACAACTCCTTATTCAGTTTTTCGAATGCGGCGTTGAGTTTCTTAGCCGATTCGTCCCATTTCACCGCGCTGGAATCGTCGCTACGGTCTTTATAAAAGCCGCTTACGAGCTTATCCCAATTACGGTGAATTTTACTTAAATGTGTTAGGTTCTCTTTCGCCCATTTTGAGTTTTTTAATGCGTTCATCGCCTTAACATATTCGTCATGCGAATAAGTAGGCTTACAATCGACGACGACATCTTTAAATATCTTACTTATATCTTCGTCGTCTACTACATTACTTTCTATTCTTTTCTCTTCTATTCGTCTTCTATTAGTCTCCGAGTCCTCGCCTACCGTTCGTGGAGTATTCGCCGAGTTCTCGCCGAATACTCGCATAGAGGGCATATCTCCCCCTACCCCCGCATCAGGCGGTGGCGGTAGCTTGGATTTTGTAGGTTTATCTATCTTTTGCCACCTTTTCCAAGTTGTCATAAAAAAGTATTCGATGCCGTTAACTGAATAAAACTGCGTGGACGTACACCGTGCTATTTCACTTAGGGCGGACTTGACGTCGGCGACTCGTTTATTTTCGTCATACGGGAAGGTTAAACTCTTTATGTAACTCGGATTAGCTATGCCCCGACCTTCGTCGTCGGCGTGGCTTATTAGACTGACAAACACTATTTTTGCAAGGTCGCTAAGAGAAGAAAACGAAGCGGATTCCCATATTTCGGGACTGAGCATTCTCTTCCGTGCCATTGTTTTATTGTCTCACCTCCATTTAAAACGGTAATCCGTCGTCCTCAGTCGGTTGCAACTCTTTCAATATTTTCTTTACGGACTTTTTAGGCGTTTGCGGCGGCTCTGCGTCATCTTTGCTCTTCGTCGATATAAATTCCACACTATCCGCAACCACGTCTGTGCGATACCGTTTCTCGCCGTTTTTATCATCATAGCTACTTGTTTGTATACTGCCACAAACAGCCACTTTACTGCCCTTAACAATATACTTTGCACAATTATCCGCCAAGTTGCGCCAAGTCACAACATTGATAAAATCCGCGTCGCGTTCGCCGTTGGCATTAGTATAATCACGGTTTACGGCTACCGAAAACTTGCACACGGATATGCCCGAAGACGTTTGCGCTAATTCGGGGTCGCGCGTCAAATTGCCCACCAAGATTACTTTGTTCATATCTTTTTTATGCCTCCCTATTTGTCGTTTTCGTCTTTAACTTATACACGCCGCACAGCTCCTTATTGAGCGGCACAGGCTCCAAATGATACTTTTCCATAAAATCGACCTTGCCGAGCGTGTGCGCTTCGGTATGGTGCTTTCGGCACAGCGGAAGCGCGCGCATTCCCTCGTGAGCTATTTCCTCGCGGTTATATCCCATGCCCACTTGGTCAACGTGATGCAAGTCCGCTTTACGTCCGCACACTGCGCACTTTTTATATTTGAGGCAAGTATAAACATACCGCCGAATATCCTCGCAAAGGTCTTTAAGCGGCGTTTTGAGCGGCACTTCCCACGCAATGATTATCTCGACAAGAAAGTCTATAAACTCGCTTGCAAGCTCCACAGAGCAGTTAGACAGCGAGAAGTCTCCCGCCATTTTTTCAAGTCTTTGAAGCCTGAACTCCCATTTCATAGTCTTTTTTACTATTTCGGGAAAGTCGCCCACAAACTCCGCTATTTCGGCGAGCATAGCGTATATTTTTTTGCGCTGTTCCGCCGTAATAGTGCGGCTGTCGTTCAGTAGTATGCGTGCCGTACTATATCCGCAACGCATAAAACTCTCGATATTTTCGCAATGCGCCCTTATGGTTATGTCGCCTTGCGGCGTAAGGTCTGTAATTGTTCCGTCAAGAAATTGCATAGCTTCACTCCAATGCGGCTATGAGGTTGCAAAAGTCCGCTTCGTCAAGGTCGTTCACTCGCACATGGTTTCCGAACATATCCCGCAATATCCTCGAACCGTCGTCGTTACTTAGTCCCGCTATGCGCAATGCGTTTACAAACAGCGTTTTGTTGTCCGCCTGTTCCGCGCCAGGAATGTTGAACACGTCGCTCGGCTTTTGCTTTTTCTCGGTCGTTTGCGACGAACTTTTATCGTATTTGCTCGCATCTCCGTTCCAGTAAACGTCAGCCCCTACGCCCAATGCCTTACAAGCCACGCTTAACGCATCCGTAAGCGCCATTTTAAAACACTCGTCGCTCATGTGCAAGCCACTCTTTTCCTGCACGACAAATGTGCTCCCACCCGTGCCCGGTATGGCGGCGCTCCATTCGCCGTCGGCTTTAACATACAAGTTAATATCCACGAATACGGCGATTTCTGCCGTTTCGGGACTCGATTCCATACGCTTGTCCGTAATCTCATATTTCCACCCCACGCCGCACATGCCGAACAGCTCGGTCAACGTTTTGATACGCCACATGGGGTTGATGTCTGTTTTGCCTTTCAACCGCCCCGCTTCAATTGCTTTCTGCGCGTTTTTCGGAACGGAACGCACGGCATTGTATATTTGCATATTTTCCATAATTCTCTCCCCTATTTAATCGTTAAACTTACGCCGTCCGCAAGCTCCGCGCCCGGCACGACTTCGCCCGCCTTTAATGCCGCTTTTATTGCCGCCGTATCGGGCTCTATTTTCGTTTTTAAGTATTGCGGAGGAATAGACTGTTCGTTTGTTATGACCGTTTTATTTGCCGCTACGACGCGCAATATGGCGCGTATACGCGAAGTTTCGAACTTACTCTCTCCGCTCTCCCGCATGCGCCCCATAAGCCAATTTTTAATACTTTCGGCGGTGTTCTTTTTGGCACGGGAACGTTCTTGTAACCGCTTTATGTATTCGTCTATTTCTTTTGCTTCGGCTTTCATTTGCTCTTCGTATAAAAGCGCGTTTTCTATTTTTTTATCCCGCTCCATTTCGAGAGCGTCGAGTTGAGTAATATCGAATACCATGCCCGTTTCGGGGTCTATTCCGTTCTCATTCTCTGCCGCCCTATAAAGGGTGGCTATTATGTCGTCGTATTCGTACAGTTTCATGACAAGTTCCCCCTTTGCTCTTTTTCGATTTCCTCTTGCAACTGCTTTTGAGAAAATGCAAGATTCTCTTCCATTTCTTTAATTCCTTGCACAAACACTTCTATCTCGGATAAGATTTTCAGCGCTTCGTCATAGTCCGCTTTTTTCAATCTGTCGCCATACTCCGACATAGACTCCGCAAAACCGTGCTTTGCCAATTTCAACAATGTTTCTGCAATGTTTACCTTGCGTTGATAAAATTCTTTCATTTCCTTTTTTACCTCGTAAAATTATTTTTGTGGCGGTTAGCTACTCCGCCAACTCATGAGTTAATTGCCGCAGACTCGGGATTCGAACCCGACTTCGGAAGCTCCAGCCGCCGATACGCGCCTAATTATTTCGCTACCCTGCGATACATGAGCGGAATACTCCGCTCAAATTCGTTGAAAATTAAATGCTTTTGCCTTAGCTTCCGCTTGCTCTTTATCTGCATAAACGCCCGCCACCTCATGCCCCCACTTCTCCCAAGCAAGATATTTTGCTTTCTCGTGGCTTCTCGCCTGTATCTCGGTGCATTGCCCCGCCTTAGCGCTACCGAACTTAAAGAACACATAAAACGATTTTAACGCGCATTTGCGACTTGTTATAGGAGTTCGCATAGCTGTTCTTTCTCCACTTTAAACACGTTTGCCGCAATTAGCGACGGACAATGCTTCCACCTTTGCATACTTTTTAACGCTTCCTTTTCGCTACCGTAGGCGTACCTATACGCACCGAAAGTATGAACTACTTTTAATATGTACATTTTCTTTACTCCCCTTTTAGTTCGTTTGCCACCGCCAACAGTCCTATACAAACTTTGTCTATTACGTCAAGCGGTGCAAGTAATACCGTTCCTACGGCGTTTTTAAGCCGCATGTGTTTAAAATCCACGCCGCGCAGCTGTATTAACTCAAATGTAGTGCCAAGTTTCTCGTTTACATGGTTAATCACGGCTACGTTCTGCGAATAAATCTCCAAATCGTCAAGAGTCATTGCCCTTTTCCTCGCTGTCTTGCGCGTTCTTAAATTCAAGCATATTCTTCGGGTCGGCTATCCAATTTAAAAGCGTGGTGCGGAATATAACGTAATCGTTTTTCCCAACTCGCACTGCGGGAAAATACGGCTTGCGCATCCAATTCCTAAGTTGGTGAACGCCTATACCCAAAATCTTGCTTGCTTCGTCTGCGGTTAAAGCTTCTTGCATGGTTTTACTCCTCTTACAATAAATCGTCCACTTTGCAGTTAAAAAACTCGCAGAGCTTATCGAGTGCTGCTTTTCGCGGAAAACGCTCTCCCTGTTCCCACAACGACACTGCCGCCTGCTTTACGCCAATGGCATTTGCTAACTGTAACAACGTCATACCGCGCTCTTTACGCTTTTGTTTTAATCCGTTCATTTTTCACCTCTTGACTTCCCGCCATTCTTATGTTATAATAATAAGGAATTGAGGGGCTTAGGCAGGTTGTTTGCCCCTCGTTTCCCCGCCGTCCTACTGCGTCAACTGTTGGGCGGCTTTTCTTTTTGCCTTTTTTCTCTTATGTTTGAGCTAAGTACATAAGCATTTCAATAATTTCCGTATCCGTCCAGCCTTTCACTTTAAGATACTCGATAATTCTTTCAAGTGTCTTATCCTGCATTGCTTCGTCCATTCCCTTTACCTGCCTTTTTAAAGTTATAATCAACATATCGTTGATTACATGTTTATTATACTATGCAATTTGTTGATTGTCAAGCATTTTTCAACAATTTGTTGATATTTTTTTTGCATTATGTTAAACTTTTTTTAATCATTAAAATTGAGGTGACATAAAATGCAACGTTTACGCGAATTGCGGCAAAATCTTGGAAAGAAACAGAAAGATATAGCAAGTGAATTAAATTTAAGTGTTCAAGTATACTGCAACTATGAAAATGGATTGCGCGAGCCGTCGTTTGATACCCTAATTAGAATTGCCGATTATTTCAATGTAACCGTTGACTATCTACTTGGGCGTACCGACCCCCCACAACCTATCGTACAACCCCGCTTTCTCACCCTCTATAATTCGTTGTCGCCCATTCAGCAAGAAAAGGTTATTGCCTTTATGGAGGGGTTATTGGCGTAAGTCTTTCGAGCGTTTTATCCTGCATTGCTTCGTCCATTCCCTTTACCTGCCTTTTTTATTTCGCAAGGTTTATCTTAACCTTACATACACATTATAACATATTGTTATACTTTTGTAAAGTGTTTTATTACGATATGTGATATTTTTTTTAAGTATTTTTTTGCAAAATATTTCAATTTGTTATATAATTTACTTATTAAAATATTTCTCAAAGAGGTTAATCCTATGGATGTATTAAAAGAAGTGCGAAAAGCCGCTAAGAAAACACAAATCCAAGTTGCAAATATGCTCGGCGTTACACAAGCTGCTTATGCTATGTATGAAAACGGTTCTCGCTCACCAACCAACGATATGCTAATCAAACTTGCCGACTATTTCGGCGTATCTGTTGATTACCTGCTCGGTCGTCCCGAATGCCCTACCGAGCCGATAGACGAGGATTTGCGCCACCTAACCGACACATGGCACTCTTTATCCGACATCGCCAAAATGCGACTTTTAGCCTATGCTGACGGTCTGAAAGACAACGAATAGCTCCCACTTCCTTTTACCTGCCTTTTTGATTATTCTTTGCGTTTCGTCAAGAACAATTATATGTTATCACTTGCTTTGCAAATTGTCAAGTATTTTTTGTGAAAATATTGCATTTCGCAAAGTTATTTTTATTTGTCAAAAATAATAGACTTTACAAAATGCAAATGTTATAATATAAGAAAATAGATTTATAGAGGCAAATAATGAATATTCAAGATAAATTGCTTGAAAAATCAAAAGAAGCATTCATCATGGCTATTGAAATATATAATAAACCCTCAATCAAATATAGAGTTGAAGGTTTCAGCTTTTTTATATGTAATGCTTGGGAACTGATGCTTAAAGCACATATTATAAAATCCGAAGGGATTAAATCCATTTATTATAAAGACAATCCCATGCGTACTATTACGCTAGAAAATTGCATTCAAAAAATATATACAAATGATAAAGACCCTTTGCGTCGTAATCTTTTAAAAATAATTGAATTACGAAACACAAGCACGCATTTCATCACAGAAGAATATGAAATGATTTATATTCCCCTTTTCCAAGCTTGTGTTTTTAATTTTACTGAAAAAATGCAATCTTATCATAATATCGATATATCAGAGGAAATACCACAAAATTTTCTTTCTCTTTCAATTAGCTATAAGTCTTTTGATATCGAAGAAGTCAAAGCTAAATATACAGATGAAATTGCAAATAAATTGATAGCACTTTACAATGATATTACGCCAGTAGTATCTGAAAGTAATAATAGATTTGCAATATGCATTAAACACGACTATTTTATTACAAAAAATAAAGATGCCGCCACAACAACTGTTGGAATTGATAATGATAGTCAAACCAAAGTTAAAATAGTTAAGGAAATGAAAGACCCAAATAACACTCACAAATATAGTTGCAAGGCTTGTTGTAATGAAATAAACAAAAGACTAAATCGTTTAAAAATTAGTTTAACTTTTAATTACTATCATTTTGATTTATTTTGCAAATACTATAATATAAAAAACAATCCTGAGTTATGTTACACAACAACAACCTTTACGAATCCACAGCACGGTTATTCAATTGCTACAATAGAGCTCATAGTAGATGAAATAAAAAAAGACCCTGATAATATAATTCAGAATCTAAAAAAGGCATTAAAAAAAAGTTAACCCCAGGGGCAAAGGAATTCTAAGTACATCGTACCTACTCCCATTCGGGAACCCAGCCTATTTCCTTCACGAGTTAACTCTCTTTTATATTATATACTATGTCATTTAACTTGTCAATATGTATCACATAATTTTATAATATTTTAATAGTAAATCATTGGAGATATGTAATTCTATGGAAAATTTACGCAAATTACGTAAAGATGCAAAACTTACGATGAAACAACTTGGAGAAATTATGGGTGTAGCCGAAAGCACAATATCTCTTTACGAAACAGGCAATCGTGAGCCTGATAAAGAAACACTTTTTAAGCTCGCTGACTATTTTGATGTTACCACCGACTACCTTCTCGGAAGAACCAACACGCCAAATGCGGAAAGTGCGCCAACCACCCCTATTGCCAACAACCTTACACCCATATCCAGCAACGAAATGTTCACTTTTAAAGTGATCGGCACTATAACGGCGGGTTATGGCGGTGGTACCGACTATAATCCCACAGGCGAAGAAATTGCAATACCGCGCCACTTGCTCAAATCGCACAATCCCGACGATTACTTTGTTTTAGAAGTTCGCGGCAATAGCATGTTCCCTCTTTACCTTGACGGCGACAAAGTGCTTATACGCAAGTGCAATTCAGTAGACAGCGGAAAAATAGCCGCCATAGGCTATGACGGCGAAGACGCAACCCTCAAAAAAGTTGAATATGTAAAGGGGGAAAATTGGATGCGCCTTATTCCACGCAATCCCGAATATCCCACTAAAACCATTCGCAATGGCGATTTAGAATTATGCCGAGTATACGGCGAAGTAGTTTATTTATTTAGAGATAATGTTGGGTTTTAGAAAAAGTTGCACTTTCCAAGCGCATTTACAGCAGAGTCAATAGGTATAAAGCGAAGATATAACAAACGCTGATTTACAAGAGGGCCAGGCGCTGGCAAAATTGTTTGTATAATTTACGCTGAAAGATAAAAACAGTATAAGAAAAAAACTCGGTAGTGCCGAGCTAAACTAAGGAGATAAAATATGGAAAACTATAATGAAAAATTGCGCGAATTGCTAAACAAACAAGTCAATTATTTTTACGATAATAAGAAAACTATTTCAACCGTTCAATACGCTTGCCGAACTTATGGCCCCAGTATTAAATCAATACAAAAAATTAAAAATGTAAAACCAGATAATATCATTGAAACATCAACAATTTTAAGCAATATTTTCTTTTCTATTCTAAAAAAAGATGTTTTTGAGTTATATAGCGCTGATACTGAAAAGAAAAATTATTTCTTTGAAAATATAGATTTTAACAATAAATCTAACGATAACAAGCAATTCTATATATTCTATGATAAACTTACAAAAGCTGAAGATATGGAATTATCGTTTTTAAAAAAATCTAGCCACATAATAAATCGCCTATACGACAAAAATCATGAACTCATTTTCTTAATTAAAGGAAAATCATATGTAAAAGACCATAAACTTTTTTATGAAATTGAGTGTGAGGACACTAACTTAGACTTGGATTATGATAGTGAATATTCAATTAACTCAATTAAACATAATTTAATGAAAATTCCTACATCACTTGTAGCAATAATTATTGATAAAATTTTAATAATTATTGGCGACAATGGCAGAATATTCTTTGATTTAGATAAGCGCGACTATACTATCGCACTAAACAATTTTAATGCTTTACGAGAAAACAACAAAATTATAGACAACTATCAACTATTTTGGGAATACATTGAGGGCGAAAACTTGATTAAAGATTTTTCAATGGTTGATACAAAAACCATTAAAAACCTAACACTATCCACAGAACAGATAAACTATTTAAAAAGTAAAGGTGTGTCAATAAAAAACAATCAAGTACAAATTCGTACAAACCAAGATGTTTGTTATTTTGTTGGTCTTTTATCTAAAAATATTTATTATAGCGAAATAAATAACGAAGATGTTTTTGCAAAAAAACGTCGACCCGTTAAATAGTTAGTCAGAAATATAATATATGCCATTATCTTTTTTAGTTGCTTTAATATAATATTCTTTAGTAATTTCGCTATCACCAGTATTCGTATAAATCCTATCCTTTAGTCCATTCCCTTTTGGTGCAACTATATAACATTCATCAAACACAACATTTTTTAAGTCCATATTATAATTTCCGAGTTCACAAAATACAAGCATTGCCGTATAAACTCTAACCCCCATAAAGTCAAATAAAAAATTTTGAAAATACAAATTATTTTTGCACCATATAATACCCAAAACAATTATTAATGCGCTCGTAAATGCAATCGTTGCATAATTTAAGCTGAAAACTAATGTAACAACAGGAAGAGTGTTTTGAATCAATGTAATATATGATAAATCTTTAAGTGGCGTTATCTGTCGTATCACAACATTTACATTGCCTGTTGTAGGTTTTAAAAATCTTTTGGTTTGCAATAAAGTAATAAGAATGGAAACAATTATTAAACCAATAATTGCGCCAACAATAATAAATTTCCACAGAAATGCTATTCTATAAATTTTACCATTAAATTCAAGTGGAAACGCAAATATAATAGCTAAATATACCCATACCGGTATTAAAGAACTAATGTATGATACTACTTTATAGAACATTTTCATCGTCGCACCTCATAATGCTATTATAACATATTATTGTTGACAGCACCTGTCAACAATCTAAATATTCTCACTAATTTCAAAATACACTTAACAACTTTCATTTTAAATCATTAATATTATACATTCACTATATTAATTTGTCAACCTCTCATTTCTTCGACTAAAACAAAATATTTTATTGTATAATTGTTGACAGATGTTGTCAACAATACCATGCTATAATATAATTACGGAGATTATTTATTATGGTAACAGATACAAAACTCGATAATTTTATAGAACGGCACCGAATGTATGAAGATTGGGAGCCGGAAACACCGAAACGTAAACGTTCGCGCGCAAACGGCGAAGGTTCCATACGCAAGCGCAGTAACGGCACTTATGAGGGGCGCGTAACCGTAGGATGGAACGACGGCAAACAAATCGTCAAATCCATTTATGCCAAAACACGCAAAGAATGTAACGACAAAATGCAACAGCTTATTAAAGACGTACAAGAACGCAACGTTACACTGCCATACAACACCCCCACCCTAAAAGAATGGCTTATGGTATGGCTGAACGAATACCGTTCAAATGTCAGTTCCGGAACAAGACGGCGCTACCTACTTTACTTTGAAAAAGTTCCGGAAGAAACGCTCAAAAAAAGAATTACCGAAGTCAAGCCGCTCGAACTGCAACAATACATAAACAGCTTTAATAACTACGGTCCCGCAAACCGCGCAATGGGCGCGTTAAACGCCGCAATGCAAGATGCACTCGGAAACGGTTTAATAGACAAAAACCCCGCAATAAGTCTTAGAAATAATAACGAACGTTCGGCAAAGCGATACGAAGACAACAAAAAATCTTTCACCCATGCCGAAGAACAAGCGTTTACCGAAGCAATCAAAGATAATCCTTATAAACTTATATATCAAGTAAGCCTTTTAGCCGGGCTAAGACGCGGCGAAGCAACGGCTCTTAAATGGGAAAACATTGACCTTATCAATCGCGTTATACGCGTTAAAGAAGCCGCCAAACGCGAAGGCACAGGCTACACAGTGGGAAGCACAAAAACAACAAACAGCGTGCGCACCGTTCCTATCGCTCCCACCCTATTTGATATACTGAACTCAGTAGGCAATAAATCGGGTTTGCTATGCCCCAATGCTCACGGCGCAATGCTTAATGCGGATATTCTCACAATGGACTTTGCCGCTATAATGAAACAACTCGGACAGCAACATACATTCCACCATTTAAGGCACACGTTTGCAACGCGCTGCATAGTAGATAAAGGAATAAATCCGAAAGTTGTTCAAGCATGGCTCGGGCATGCAACGGTAGACATGACAATGAATACTTATACTCATGCTACCGAAGATTTAGTTGACAAAGAAATACAAAAATTGTAAAATATTCATACCCTTATGAATACCCATATAAGCAAAATTTTGTATGAAAATACATATGAAAATAAGCCTTTAAGCGTCGCTATAACGCCGTATTTAAGCATATATTCAGCGCAAACAAGGCACCCCCGTCCACCAAAAAACTTTTTTATACCATATATAGTTAAAAACGCTAACCGCGCATACTATATATGGTATATTTTTTACCCTTTACCCATGTGCGCCCCCATACGCGATAATATCGACTGTCTTTTGATAGCCGTAATTTTTGTTTTACATGCCCCACCCTCTCATGGCTCACATAAGACAGCTATTATAGAGAATAAAAAGAAAAACGAAGATATTTTTCAATTAAAATTTTTAATAAACAATCGCGGTTCACCGTTATTTTTCGCTAATACTCCACATTACTCATGATTCAACTCAATATACAAAACTACATTATTATATTTTATAATATAGCAATTCCCTTTTAAAATTTAAGAAACGGAGAAAGCAAATGACAAGGGCAAATAATAACGGGTATACCGATGAAGATTTAAAAGTAATAAATGACATAAAAAGATTTATGCTTGAAAACGAGTTTAAACTTACCACAGTAGAGGTTCTGAATGCTTTTGCAATACTCATCTATAAAAGTTTGGTTTCTTGCAATATGAATGCAAAAGCCGCATATAAAGAACTCGCAGCAACAGGCGCCAACCATGAGAGTTATCGATTAAAATTGAGCTATCATGGCAAAAACAATTACAAAAATGTTAAAAACAGTATTTCTAAAAATTACGGTTACACTATGGACGATGAATTTATGGGCGTCAAAAACTTTGCAGAACAACTTGCAATGGTTTACAGCACATTTGTAAATCATTATTAAACACAAAAAGCGGCTACCGAAAAGTAGCCGCTTTTAATATGTTTTTGCACTCAAATGTAAAAGTTAATTGTCGCTGTTCGGGAGCGGCGATTCAACCGCTTTTACTGTTTCAATAGACTGTGCGCCGTTCTTGCTTTTTTCTTTTTCAAGAAACTTTTGTATAAAATCAAGACGTAATTTCATTTTTGACGACAACGTGCCGCGCGCAAAAGCCTGTCCGTCGCTTGCGCCAAGCGATATACTCATCGCGGTGCGGAATAACTTTGAAAAGGTGTTGATTAAAACAGCGACAGCAAACTCACCCGTATCGAAAAATAGTGTACTTAGCGTAACGGAAAAAGCTATTAGCATAAACAGCTTTTTGAACACAAGCTCTGCGACGTGCTTTTGCTCGTTGGTTTCCATATCGTCATCGTCGCCCCTATTACGTTCCACGCGACTGAATATTGTCGTTATTCTTGCCCTATTGAATTTAACGCGGCAAAACGGCGACAGCGCTATTTTATTACCGCGAACGGGTAGAAACTCAATATCGGTGTTTGCACTGTCAAGCCGCCTTTTTAACGTCTCACGGCGTTTTTCGTTTTTGTTCTTGGATATTTTGAATTGTAAAAATTCCCTATATGCTTTCAGTTTACGTTCAGCGTTTATTGTATTCACATACTCCTCAAACCGTGTCGCTAAATTATGTTTTATTAGCTCAATATGGGCATTGTCTATTTGCCGTTGCGTTTCGTTTATCGCAGCATTGTCGCGCAGTTCTTTCTCTCGGAAAAAATCACGAACCGATAAAGTAACGAGTATAACCGAAAGGCAAGTAAGCGCGAGTTTTATCCAATACGCGGGGTCTTTGAAAATCGCGGGGTTAAAACCCGCATTTACATAGTCCATGAGAATATCTGCGGCGGTCGCAAATATAAGCACAGCTATCATAAAAAGCTGCCTGTAATTGAATTTGCTTTTGATTGCCCACGCCCTTTCCATACTCTCTTTAATATCAATCGTCGCCATTGTTGCCTCCGTTCTTCGCGTGTATCTCGCGGCTATATAATACGTTGAAAACTAACCCTACCGAATAACTTACGGCTATATAACCGAGCGTCGCCGAAAGCGTCACAAGTTGAGCCTCCAATGCCTTGAACGCGATAATACCCGCCACGATAAATAGTAGCGGAATAACCGACGAAAAGATAGCCTCGACCGTTCTTATGCTTTTCAATTCTTTTTCAAGCAAGGCAAGTTCAGCGGGGTCTTGCTTCGTTTTCAAGTCCGCTATCATTACATTGCTCTGCGCTTTCAAATCCGCCAACTTTCGGTCTATAAATAGTTTCTTAACCATCCAAAATACAAATATCATAAGCAATACGCCTGTTATGGATATTTTGAAACCGACCGCGCCGCGCGTGTTCCCTATCGTGCTGTACCTTGCAACGATAAGCGCAATAGGAGCAACGGCGGAAAAAGCGATATGTAACAAAAAGAACATAAGACGCTTTTTTGTCATTTTCATTCGTCTAAACCTCCGAAGTTCACGCCCATATCCGCTTCGTTTATTGCCTTAGGCGTTTCGTTCGTTATTGTCACAGGCTCCAATTTTATCGTCACAATTTCGTCCGGTTCAGGCTGTTTATACTCGCTCGACAGCATTTTAATCGCTTCCGCAAGTTCCGCCTTTTCTTCGTCGGTCAACGCTTTTAGTCTTATTATACCTTTCGCCATTGCTACCAAAATAAATTTTAACGAGTTAGCAACAGTTTCCACTTTTTCGACGCGCACATTTAATTCTCGAGCAACCTTTTTGAGCGATTTTTCCGTCACAGCGGTTACGTCAATATTCATCGTCTTACCCGCCAATTTCTCGGCGGTCAGTTGGCTGACCCTTTCGGCGCTATATGAAGCATTAAGAGCCGAATTTGCCTTGTTTACAAACCTATTCATCAATAAGCGAACGATAGCGTATATTATAGCTCCCGCTCCAGTCGCGCCACCGAGCACCGCAACATATGGTGCGATTATTTCCCAAATATAGTCCATTTTTATATCCTCCGATTTTGTTATTTTATGAGTGTAGGGTCAAAATTCTTTTCAAGCAACGCCACTCTCTCAGAAAGGTCGTTTATAATTTCAACTGCCTGATTATGAGCAATAGCAAGCGCTTCATTAGCCGATTTTTGACTTACAAGCGTATCGCAAACCGCGTCAAGACGTTCGGCGACGCATTTTACGAGCGCGGCGGTTTGCTCCGCAAAACTCGTATAATCGGCTTTTAACGCGTCAACCGCAGACAATATTTGCGCATGAGTGTATTCCAACTCGGAAAGTTGCTTATATAATTGCGTGTCGTCAAGTCCCGCAGTTATTTGCCATTGCGTTTTTCGTAACGAAAGAAACGTGCCGACTTTTAGCGGGTGACATTCCCATGATTGAGTTATCGCATCACACTCGATTTTGCAAACCGTTAGCCCTACAATTTGTTCTTTAGAAAGCAATTGTTTGGGCAATTTGACTGTTCCATTTCTCAGCGTCGCTCGATATTCTATTCCCTCCGCGTCACGGAATAAGGCAACATAAGCACCCTCGCAAGGCAAAATAAAAGACACCTCAAACGTGTCTTTTATGTCGCGCAATATAGGTGTTTGGTCAATTAAAATTCCACTCGAACAACCGTTTTCTAATTTATACTGCATTATCCGTATTTTCCTCCTCTTTTAAACTCTCATCTATGTAAATGTCTTTCTCCCAACTGCTTGCAAACCGCACCTGAGGAAACCACTCCGGCAACGGAATAGGATGTGTAAAATTCGGATAATCTTCCTGTTGCGGAATATCCCGCCATATTTGCTTTAAAGCTTCCAACTCCTCGCTATACACCTTGTATTTCGGTTGCACATTCAGTGAGTCGGCAACCTTAAAAAAACGTTCCCTATCTTCCCTAAAAGCCTCGTCCATTCTTTCATAAATCATTTCTAACGTTTCCATAACACCTCCTAGATTTCGCAACTGTCATCGTCGCGTTTGGTATTCGTTCCGCCCCAAATTGCGGTAGTCGTATCCCACATTGAACCATTCAAAGTTATTTTAATTGATTTACAAGTTGAACAATATTTGCAATTATAAAAAACATATCCGCTTTTTGATGCTCTTGCACGTCCCTCACAATTAACTAAATGCTGACAATTATAAAAACCGTAAGCCTCACTTTCACTGCCCGCACCATAATTATCAGCATCGGCGACGCAATTCGCTAACTGCGTACAATTCCCAAATCCGCATAAAAGATTATTTGCAACTCCACTTTCCTTTTTTACGATACAATTCACTAGCGAATAGCATCCTTCGAAAGCATATATGTAAGTTCCTGAATTATTATTAGTATCAATAATTCCGACACAATTAGAGAGCAGTTCACATTTCTGAAAAATATAATTAGCTGCTTGCCCTTCGCAATTATTCAGATAATAACAATAATAGTATTTCCCCCTGTTTTTAATCTTACAATTTGTTAAATAATTGCCATAAAAATATCCCTAGTGCATAGATTCTGCCGAGCAATTTACAAGATTACCACAATTATCAAATGCACAGAGGTCGCTGCCGCCTCCCGTCGTTCGCACTATTCCGATACAATTATATAAATTAGCACACTGAGAAAAAGCGCGAGAAGAACCGTTCATATTTGCCAGCGAGCTCAAACACCACACTTCCAAATTATTTATTGCATATATTTTTGAAGTTGTATCAAGCGCATTTTTATAAAAAATTGCAGCCGCATTAGCACCAGTGGCATACGACGGGGTAAATTTGAAATTAGATACTTTAATTTTTGCCTTATTTATTCCGTAAACCCGATACAATGTTTCGGGCAAACAAAGCCCCTTGCCGTCCAACTAAAAGCACCGAATGAACTTCGCAAGTTCCCGCGTCAAGAGTAGCATACCACTCTTCAAACTCCGCTTGCGATGTTATAATAAGGTCATAACCGGAACCAGCGGCTTCTCCTTTTAAATTCACGCCGTTAAGCCCGGCTACCACGTTGGTGGGATATTTATTTAAAATGTTACCCATAACGCCGTTTTTGCCTACAACAACATCGCCCGGAATACACGCCTCATAATCATCTTGCGTTAAATAAGCGGTCCAACTACCGGATAAATTAATGTCACCGCTTTGAGCTGTATATATTCGAGAACCGTTCACCCCGTCTTTGCCGTTTATTCCGTCTACGCCATTTATCCCATCTTTTCCATCGCTACCATTTACTCCATCTCGTCCGTCTCTACCCGGTTGACCTTGCATGCCCGACATATCCGTAACAAACACCCATTCGGTTTTGCCTTTGGCGTATAGCTTCGCGTTGTCCTCATCCTCAACGCTTCCCGTGTTTATAATTGCAAAATCGCCTTCTAATAAATCAGGATTTGCAAAATCGCTCTCCATTTCAGAAACACTCGTGTATACTTTTTCTATTTTAAATCCCTCGCCTTTGGGGATTCCGAAACTAAAAACAGCAGCATTATCTGTGCCTACGTTTATAACGGTAGCTTCACTTTCAAATGGTAAAGTTGTAACTTGTCCTACGCGTATTGTTGCTGCCATTCCCTCGTCACCTTTTCTTCCCGTAATTAGAACAGGCGCGTCCGAAATAGTAAGACTACAAATTTCATCCGCTACTTGATACACGTTTGCCCGCGTTAAATATGTGTAACCGTTGTATTCGAGGTAAACCACTACGCTTTCGCCAACAGCGGGTCCACGATTAAATTGTGCCGTTGCCGCCTCGAAGCTTATGCCGTTCGCAGGTTCGGTATTTGTATGTATTATGGCTTGCAAAGCAAGAGCGTCCGCTCCTCTGAGCTCGCTGAATTTTAAGCGTCCGTCGTCGGTAAGTTCAACATGCGGCGTTCCCACTTGGTCGGCTTCGGTGCAGTCGGGCGGTTGCAGTAATGCGTCAACATTATCTTCCAACTGTTCAATTTTCACGGTTATATCATTTAAACGAGCTAATTCTCCTCCTATTGGGTCAACGGTTTCGCCGCCCGACACACCACCCTCATCCACATTCGTGCGATATATGCTACTTACAAGCCGAGACACAACCGTATTGTTTTGAATTTCCGAATAATTGAAAATCATTTCCAAATCACCAACCGTATCGGTAAAGTCTTTCGGCAGAGGTCGCTCAAAAAGCATATACTTTTCGCCATCGATTTCCACATCACCGATATAAAACAAATTGTAAATGTCTTTATTAAATTGCTTGCGATTACCGAATGCGTCCGTTGTGGCGCGATATACCGTGCAAAGCGGGCTTGTATCAGGCGAGCGATTTTGCGTAATCGGCACATACGCTCTTAGCGTCACAAACCCAAAACCTCCTTGATACAGTCGCGTCTGAGCAATCGGTATCGCCGTGCCACTCACATGCAGTTTTACCGCAATTTCTCGCAGTTGCTGAATTTCTTTCATTCTGAATACCTCGTATTAAATATTTTTGTTTACTCTAATCCTGCTTTTTTACGAGCCACTTGAACTTTATACTCATAGTCAGTCAATGTAGGCGGCTGCTCTGCTTGCTCATTCAACCTTTTTTGTACGCGCTTCTCGAACTCGGCTTTGTAGTAGTCGTCTTCAAGTAACTCATCAAATGTCAAAATTTCGTCTATAATTTCCGTGTTCATAATTACCTCCTAAAAATTTTTTTGAATAAGTATTGACTTTGGTCTTAGTTTGGTATATAATAATAATGATAAGCGACGCTTTTTACCCTGCCGAGATGTGCGTATCGGAGTGGGGCTCCCGCGCACGGGGGGCGTCGCTTTTTCTATTGTTTATTAAATGGGTTGATGTCATAAAGTGCACTTGTTCCGTCTGCGCGCACGCCAATATTAAGTAATGCGCTATATTTTTCTTTTCCTATTTGAAACGTAACTTTGTAATACGCAAATTTGATGAATTTTTTGTGCATTACGTCTTTAATTCCTTGAAACTCGCCTGCTCTTATAAAATCTGCCAAATGCGGCGACACTTTCAATTTAACGTTTATATCTTTATGTGTTATCTTATCCGCACCGACGCTTGATATGGTAACCGCACGTCCGTCGAGCGTTGCGTATTCACCACATAAATTATCCATTATGTACCGATAGGCTATCTTTTGCCGCTCTTTTGGGGTTTTTGCCGACGCAAGCTGTTTTTGCACTTCGGCATCCATATCAACCTTGACTATCTTTTTTGTGGGAATTTTCTTTTCACTCTGCTTTTTACTCGTCGCATCAATATCGGATTTACCGAACTTGCCACTCGCCCTCATTGCGTCTGTCAAACTTTGTCCTTCAACAATAAAAACCTTTCTGCCGCATATCGTGCGCCATACGCCATTTTTCTCTTGCTCCATTTATGTACCTCTTTTGAGTTGACTTTTTGTTCCTACACTTGTATAATAATTACACTCATAGGAGGTGTAATATGATTAAAAAACCCAGTACCCCCCCCGTGCTTTTTGAACTATTATAAGTTATATTTGTGGAGAGAAAAAACAAAGAAGGCCATAGCGTTTTCGCACGGTATCTGCAAAAAAAAGAGGTAATATGATTATGGTTGTAGCTATTGTTTTAGCTTGTTTATTAAGTATAGGAATAATCGTTTTAGTCATTTTTTTACAATTCAAACATCATAATAATTTCATGAAAAGCGCCATGTCTATTAAAAAAGGAATGACTTTAACTAATGTTTCAATCATAATGCAAAAACCAGCGGCTTCAATAGAAGAAAACGGCAAAAATACTATTGTCATTTATGAAAAACGACAATGGAAAGGCATATTTTACGGTGGAACAGTTACGCGCAGTGTGAAAGTTGTTTTTGAAAACAAATTAGTTGTGAATGTAACAACAACCAATTTTGCCGTGTCAATATTTTTTTAATGGTCTATTCACTAAAAATCGGATATATTTCCCAAGAGTCCAATTTTTTTTCGTCTTGACATTTTGAAACATTCCGTGCCAAGCACGGATACTTTTTGCCATCTTCCTCACTATAAAAAACAATGGAC